ATGAACCTAAAGCCCCCGGCCCCCAAGGCCAAGGCTGGCACAAAGGACGGCAACCGCCGTAAGAGCTTCTGTGCCCGGATGTCTGGCATGAAGAAAAAGCTGACAAGTGAGAAGACAAAGAACGACCCGGATTCTCGGATCAATAAAAGCCTTCGGGCGTGGAACTGCTAATGCCACCGAAGTCGGGGCACCTCAAAGCGTAGGAGATAAACTCATGATGAAGAAATACCAGAACGGCGGCATGGCATCGTCTGACCGCCCGAAAATGCGCCCAAAGGCGCGTCCAGATGACCTTATGGAAGGTAGGAGCTCGGCTGCACCGGCTCGGTCGATCCGCCCCCGCAAGCGCCCCCAAGAAATTGAAGACATGATGTCCTCCGACACGGCTGTAGGCCGCGGCAACCGCGCGTCGATGCGGGAAGCCATGGAGATGCCTGAAGGCATGATGGCTGGCGGTAAAGTCGGCATGCACAAAATGCCTGACGGCACCATGATGAAGGATTCCGCACATAAAATGAAGGCTGGCGGTAAAGTACGGGGTGCGGGTATGGCGTCTAAGGGCGTCCGCGCCTGCAAGATGATGTAATGCGCAAGCGCTACAAGAAAGGTGGGGCGGTCAAAGACGACTGCTATAGCAAGGTAAAATCTCGCTATAAGGTCTTTCCGTCCGCCTATGCTTCTGGGGCTATTGCCAAGTGCCGCAAGGTCGGGGCAAAGAACTGGGGCAACAAAGGGTCGAAGTGATGGCGGTTCGCAAGACGGAGAAAGGTGCGGCACTGAAGCGCTGGTTCAAAGAGGACTGGAAAGATGTACGCACTGGTAAGGCTTGCGGACGCCAAGAGGGCGAAAGTCGGGGTACTCCGTATTGCAGACCAAGCAAGCGGGTGTCTGGCAAGACCCCTAAGACTAGCGGTGAAATGAGCTCTTCAGAGAAGAGCAAGAAGGTCGCTGAGAAGAAACGACTAGGGCAACCAGCGGGTAAACCTCGTAGGGTGTCAGCAGCAAAACGGGGTAGCAAGTGACCACATCCGGTACCACAGCGTTTAACATGGACTTCACGGAGATCGCCGAGGAAGCATGGGAACGTGCGGGCCGCGAGATGCGGTCTGGCTATGACCTTCGCACTGCGCGGCGGTCTATGAACTTGATGACGATCGAGTGGCAGAACCGCGGCATCAACATGTGGACCATCGACGAGGGGGTTCTAAGCCTTTCGCAAGGTGTAGCACAGTACGCCCTACCTGCGGACACCATCGACTTACTTGAGCAGGTTATTCGCACAGGGGCAGGCAGCACACAGCAAGACCTTAATATCTCGCGTATTAGCGTTAGCACCTACTCCACGATTCCTAACAAGACCAACACCGGTAGGCCGATTCAGGTGTGGATTGAGCGTCTCCGTGACGCCCCACGGATTAATGTCTGGCCGGTGCCGGACTCTAACAACTATACGTTTGTTTACTGGCGCATGCGCCGCGTCCAAGACGCGGGCTCCGGGGTTCAAACTGCGGATATGAACTTCCGCTTTCTCCCCTGTCTGGTAGCGGGGCTGGCGTACTACATCGCGATGAAGGTGCCCGAGCTCATCGACCGTATCCCGCTCCTTAAGGCCGAATACGAGGATCAATTCCGGCTTGCTGCCGAAGAAGACCGTGAGAAGGCTCCAATACGGTTCGTGCCCAGCGTGAGGATGGTCCGGTGAGTAATCGGTTTGCCTCAAGCCAAAAAGCGATCGGCATATGCGATATATGCGGGTTTCAATACCCGCTACGTAAGCTACGCACTACCTTCGTTAAGGGTCGTAAGACAAACTTGTTATCTTGCTCAACATGCTGGGACCCGGATCACCCCCAGCTTAAGTTAGGCGAGTTTCCGGTGGAGGACCCGCAGGCCCTCCGTAACCCACGCCCCGATAGCTCTGAATACGCTCAAAGCCGTGCACAGATCATCCCAGTACGGCAGATAGTTGGCACTGGATTTATCGGGCAAGTCACAGTAATAACTTCATAGGAGATACACTCATGCCTAGCTGCGGAACCAAGAAGATGATGTCTGGTGGTAAAGTCAAAAGCCAGACGAAGAAGATGAAGAAGCCCGCCAAGAAATCTGGCGGCACGAAGGTCCGTGGCACCGGTGCAGCCACTAAAGGTATCATGGCCCGCGGGCCAATGGGGTAAGGTATGGATTACGCCGAGCTGAAAGCAAACATCGAAGATATCTGTGAAACGTCGTTCACCGACGACCAGCTTGCCATGTTTGTTAAACAGGCGGAGCAGAAAATATACAATACGGTCCAGATTCCGGAACTCCGCAAGAACGTGACGGGTACGGTAACCTCTGGGAACAAGTACCTTTCTATGCCCGAAGATTTCCTGTACTCTTTCAGTATGGCGGTTGTAGAGGAGTCCGGTAATTATTCGTACTTGCTTAACAAGGACGTAAATTTTATCCGGGAAGCCTACCCTGCGCCGGGGGGTATTGGCGTACCCAAACACTACGCGTTTTTTGACGGTAACGCATTTATTTTGGGCCCTACACCCAATGCGGACTACACCGTAGAACTGCATTACGGATACTACCCGGAGTCCATCGTTACCGCAGGTACGACGTGGCTAGGGAACGAGTTTGATTCAGCGCTACTAAACGGTGCGCTGGTTGAAGCTATCCGCTTCTTGAAAGGCGAGCAGGACGTCGTCAACATGTACAATCAACTGTATGTGCTTGCGATCGGGCTGCTCAAGAATCTCGGGGATGGCAAAATGCGTCAGGACACATACCGTTCTGGCCAAGTACGCACTGCCGTGAGCTAAGGAGATAAGACATGGCTATCACACAAGCGATGTGCACAAGTTTCAAGACTGAGCTTCTTGGCGGCGTGCACGACCTCGACACTGACACGATTAAAATTGCGCTGTTTACTAGCTCGGCGACCCTCGGGGCGACGACTACAGCGTATGCTACAACAAATGAGGTTGCCGGTACCGGGTACACCGCTGGGGGCAACACCCTAACTGGGGCAACGATTAGCTCCAGCGGTACAACCGCGATTGTGGACTTTGACAATACTACGTGGGCGTCTTCGACGATCACTGCGCGCGGTGCGATGCTATACAACGCATCTAAGGCCAATCGAGCTATTGCGATCCTTGATTTTGGGGCTGACAAGACCTCTACTGACGGCGACTTCACCATCCAGTTCCCGGTAGCGGACGCATCGAACGCTATCCTCCGCATCGCGTAAGGACATAAAAATGGTCACTCTCGTAAACAGAGCCAAAGTTGCTACCGCCACGACTGGCACTGGTACAATCACGCTTGGCTCTGCTGAGAGTGGCTACCAGACCTTTGCTGATGCTGGCGTGGTTGACGCTGATGTGGTTCGCTACGTCATTGAGGACGGCGTATCTTGGGAGATTGGTTCGGGCACCTATACGGCCACTGGGACTACGTTGTCACGCACGTTAGGGGAAAGCTCGACAGGCGCTCTATTGAGCCTCACAGGCGCTGCTGTGGTGTATGTGTCGGTAGCGGCGGATGATCTACAGAGTGCCATAGGGTTTTCCGACAGCCAGACTGCCACTACGTCTAGCACTGCGTCTACAGTCATCGCTACCTACGCCACAACCGCGTATAACGCAGCTAAGATTGTTGTTGTGGCTGACAACGGCACAGACCGCACGGTAAGCGAGCTGCTCGTTACGTGGAAGGGGGCCACAGCCTATGCGACTGAGTATGCCGTCGTAAATACGGGTACGGCTTCTTTGGCAAGTTATGACGTAGATGTATCCGGTGGGAACTTCCGTATCGTTGTCACTGCAGCTTCTTCTACATCGACCAACTACACGGTAAAGGCGATCGTGCTATAACCAGCCTAACTAGGGGAGAGTGAACCTATGGCTAACGACAAAGATTTTCGTATCAAGAACGGCTTGCAGCTGGGCGGCAGCTTGGTGGGAGCGGTTGGAACGATCACAGGCACAACTCTTGACCTGACTTCTGGTAACGTGTTTAGCTACACCCCTACGGCTGAAACTACGTTTGTGTTTAGCAACCCCCCTACGACGGGTACTGCCCTCGGATTTACGTTG